GAGGTCTCACCGCTGTCTGTTTTAACCGATAAGCCATTATGTAAATCTGCTAATTGCTTAGTGTTCAAGCTGTTAGATGCCGCTACAGCAATACCAGCGAAGTTATCAAAATCACTCCCGTTAAATATCGTTGGGAAGTTCTCTGTCTGTGTCTTACCTGTCAACACATCTGTTGTGTACTTCCTTCTATCAATTACCTGCGTCTCCGGCTTGGCTCTTGTCATAAAACCCTGGAGGTTTGTTTCACTGACGAAGTTTTTATCTTTGATAGCTGCTGTAAGTGCTTTATATGCTGAGTGTTGAGGGCTTGCTGGGTCAGAAGCTCCACTCTCTCCCATCATCTTATGCAACCCAACAAGATTACTCCACCCTTCATGTTTCCTCTTTATATCAGCCTGCATAGCAGTGAAGTAAGGGACAAGATAATCAGCTCTGCTTCCATAGCTACCAACAAGTTTATTGACATACTCTGCAGCTTCTTCCCACTTACCCTCATTGGTCAGTTTATTAACCCTATCCATCTCAGGTACGATAGATTTAGCAAGAGCTGTACGTTTCTTTGACTCTTCTATCTGTGCTAACCCTCTGAAATCCCCTTTAGCTGCACCTACCCAAGCGAGGATAGTTGAAAGAGTAGATGTCCCGCTTCCCTCTGCTTTCAAGTCAGCTTCAATAGAGGTAGCTACAGGAGCTACAACAGGGTTGTATTTGTTTGATTTACTCTTTTCTTGAGGCATCATACCTCTAGATACAGCTATATCGCTAGGGGCGTTCATGAAAGAAGGGTTATCATACACCTCTTTCCCCGGGTCAAGTAAGGGAGTAAATGGAGTCTCCATCGTTACGCTCCCCCTAAGACCATGCTGCTAAAGAATTTGATAATCATATCAAGAACGTTATTATCCCCACCTGTATCTTGCCCCATTGAGGTTTTATTAGCCTTTGGTGCTGTTGGAGCAAGCGGTTCCATTTGTTGAGGTTGAGCTGCGGTTGAGGGCATTAACCCTGTAAATGCAGGAGCAGAGCTACCGGGTTTACTACCGTACTGCATAGCAGCTTTACTTACATCCCCCCAAGTAGGCCCAACTGAAGCACCAGCATTTCCAGCAACCATTGTGTTTTGATTGACAGGTTGTGTTCCGCTCATACCCTGATTCATAAAGTCAAGGAAAGCCATTGTATACCCTATCAGTAATGAGGTGGAGCAGCGTTATTAACGCCACTTTCAAATGTACTGCTCAGTTGGTCAAAGATGTTACCAGTTGCAGAGCCCCCTGCTGTTGTGCTACCTGGGGTGAATGGAATGCCTGTATATGCTGTTGTAAAAAGCCCTTGACGACGTAAGAGATTGGCTTCTTGTAGTTGTCTAGAGAAGTCTGTGAGGGGTTGTAGGGCTGTTAGATTTGCTGCCCTTTGCGTTTGCATCTGTCCAGGAAGCAAACTCAACCTACTTGAAGCATCTGGTAAAGATGCAGCAAAGTTTGCTGCTTGTCCACCGTAGGTGTTCGCAAGACTTGTTCTGCTCTCTTGCTGCTGAAGGCGTAAAGCATTCTGGGTATTCATCAACTGCTGCCCAAGAGCAGACTCAGCACTTATCCCTGCTTGCTCAAGAGTTATACCGTTTGCCATTAATGCTTGTGCAAGTTGGGTTATGTTGTTTTGGTATGTGTTACCTGCTGTAGCTCTCTGCCCCATAGCTGCTGTGCTTAGTGCTCTATTCCCCTCAGCAGCACTTTGCCCAAGAGAAGCTTCTACGTTTTGTGTATTTGTACCTACGCCAGCTCTTCCTTGCATATATTGAGCGAGAGTGTTAGCTACGTTTGAGCCGTAAGCGTTTTCAATGCTTTGGAGAAAAGGTAAGGCATATTCTGCCGTTGCTCTTGCAATAGAGGAAGGGACAGCTCCACCGCTTTCAAGACCTTGGAGGGCGAGAGCTTGGTTAAGCCTGGGTGTAGCTATTTGATCTATGTAATTCCCCGTTTGCCCTATTCCTAACTCCAGCGCTCTTGCTCTATTAGCCTCCTGTGTAGCAAGAGAGGTATCTCTATCTGCTGTCAACCCTTCAAGTGTTCTGCTCCTATTCAACTCGCTCTGTGCAATCGCCCTTGCATAATCAAAATCTCCTCTTGCTATTGCAGCGTTGTAATCGGCAGTGATACCCTCAGAGGTTCTATTGTACCCCTCTCTTGCACTTGCTGTACCTGTCCCATAATCAGCATGACTACGCTCAAGCGCGCCTTGTGTAAGCCCTCGTAAGTTCCTTTGAAGAGTGGTGTAATCATTATACCCTTTCTGTGCGCCCTCACCAGCTAACCTATCTACACCAGTAAGACTTCTCTCATAATTAGCTGTAACAGGGTCAAATGAGCTACGGTAGTCATCAAGGCTCATGAGATTACTATAATCTAATGGAGCGTCAATAACATCCCTTTGAGCAGCATCAAGTAAGGCCGTTGTCTCTGCTGTAGGGCTGTAGAACTGAGCTTGCTCATCTCCAAAAGAGCGAAGGCTTGCACTGCTAAACAAATCTTGAAGTTGTGCAAGTCTCTCAGTATTCAACGCTTGAGCGATAGGGTCTGGTGTCGTTTGTTGGTTTGTTTGGGTTGATGACCCGAAGATGGCTGTAAGTATATCACCCATGTTCTACACCTACACTCTCTGCAGTTTTAATCATCACGGTACGGATAGCTTGGTAGTTGTATTTCTTCTCAAAACCTTTAGTTTGTCTTAACGCTGTAAGGGTAACTACAGTGCATGTAGCACCTTCATGTTCTTGGAGTTTGTCAAGGTATTCAGCTATTTCACCCATATGAGATATACTTGGCTTATCGTTCTTAACTTGATGACAATACACGACTTTGTTGTTTAGTATTGTTGAGACTTCAATAATAGCGTGTTCAGTTATTTTGAAGGTATCATCAAGTTCAACTAGTATGTGTAAGGTTAAGTCACTTTGATAGAGACGTGAGAGCCAGTTATTTACCACGGCTTCTGCTGGAAATTCAGGGGTGTATTGAATGCAAAAGTCATGGATACGTTGATAGAGAACGCTGTGGAGGGCTCTTCCAAGGTTATCATTGTATATTCTAATCATTGTACAATCCATTTTGTTGAGCAGTAAGCCTATTTACTGCCAGCTCTTTATTCTCTTCCTCAGCATCATGCCACCGTCTTGCTACTTGGTCAATAGACTGTCTACCAGCGAGGATGTCAAGGATGGATACAACCTTACTCCACTCATTCCCCGTACAATACTTTTCAAGTTGGTATGCTTCAAGTAACCTAGCGTGCATTTCCATGAGGCGAGAGTCAGCTAATCGCAATGCACTATCCGCTAACTCAATAACCTCATCAAAGGTGTGTTCTGTTTCTCCAGTAACAGGATTCCATTGACAGGCGCTTACTACATATGACTCACCGCTTGCTGTTTGCTTTGTTACATCAATACGAACGGGCATTGTTTACCCTTTATGTAAGGTATATCTCATTATCCCCTAACTTCCCTAAGAACCCAGACATGTCAAACGAAGCATCATTGGAGAGATGCCTTGCACAATTTATTGTACCATTAACCGTTCTCCTTGGTACAACAACATACTGACGTACTCTACTCTCCAACATCCTATCATCTGCTCTCCTTGCAAGCATATCTTGGTGGAGAAGATGGGTAGCAATGTTTGCAGGGATAGTAACAATACCAGGGCCATAGGTTTGGATACCGTTATTAATAACCTGCCTAGAACCATCTGGCATTACTGTAATACTCCCCCCACTTCCAACTGTATGAGCAGCAAAGAGAGTTACCTTTATCCACTTATTAGATAACTCTTCTGTGGTAGGTTGTTCTCCTTCTTCAACTTCAAGGAAAGCTGAGAGCTGTTCTGTAGGAGTGTCATCCTTAACAGCTCTCACTTCAACTTGTAAGCCATGTCGCTCAAACACAGCAAAGGCTTCATCGAGGGTTATCTTACGCTTAGGCATATCTCACCTATGCTGGTATAGCAGCGGCTAATGCAGAACTTGTCTCAAACCGCTCAATGTAGTTGTTATCAAGGATAAATGTCTTTCTCATGTACTTAGCCCCAACCTTACGGCGTTGAGCGATAGGGTCAGAGTCACTTGCACCCTTTGGTGTGGTGAATGTTTGAAGGCTCATCCCATTCAACATACACGTACCATATGCTCCTTTCCCACACACAAAGCCTGGGTAAATGTTAATACCAAGTGCAGGGCTATCAGGAGCAACAGCTTCAGTTGTAGCTGGTGCAGTGGTGATAGTGAATACAGTATTTGCTGCAATCCTACTTGCTACGAGATACGCAATAGTTCCACCGGCAGCGGTCATGTATATATCATATACATAATTTGTACTTGTTGGGGTAAGTACAGCAATGCTTCCTGGGGTTGTAACAGCGATGTTACCTGTTTGCACAGATAGCCTACGTTCATAGTCTGTGGTGACTTCTCTTCCAACTATCTTGATCTGATAGTTAGCGGTAGCAAGAGTACCAGAAGTACCTACTGTATATTGAGCTTTAGTGGCTGTTGCGGCTGCGGTGGTAGCTGCTGCTACACCAACGTACACAGGGAGAAAGTTACCCATCACCCACTCAATACCCATCCACTCACCGACGTACCCTTGCATGAGGCGTTCTTGCTTAGCAAAGTTACTTGCTGTTTGAAAGGTAGCGTCACTGCCAAGGATAGAAGCCTTGTGAGGTGGTTGAAAGAACCCCATGTAATACCCACCGTTATCCATGTATTTATGCGCACCTCTCATCTCCAGCTTAGCATTAATTGCAATAGCGAGAGCTGTGTTAAATACATCTGTTGCGACAAGGGTTGCTCGGGTGGTAGCTGTGCCTGCAAAGGTTACATTGGTAGCCGCCATCAACACCTCTGCGTCCTCCCTCTCACTTGTTTCTTTCATTGCAAGAGCAACACGCTCAATAGCGAGAGATAGCATGGGGTGTTTAACAGTAAGCTCAAGTACGTCGGTGAGAGCAACCACAAGGCCCCATTGCTCAACAGTTACGTTTACCGTCTCAAGAACAAGGGTATCAGTGGAAGGGGTAACACCTTCAACAAGTGGTGCAGTAGGTAAGGATACACGAGCTACACGAGGTACACGAAGTGTTTTACCAAAGCCATTCTCAAGAGAGAATTGATCTGCAGCTTTCTCCAGGACAAGGATTTTTTTCAACAGCTCAATCATTTTCATTGAGATGTATACATTAGGGGCATCATTCGCCATTGCTGCGTAGGTAGTATAGAAATCCACCATGTTTGTTACTCCTTAGTAGTAAAGAGCACATATGTGCTCTCCATTGTGTAGTCATTGTTAGTAGACATGTCTTTAACTTTACCTATTGCTGTACTCTAGGTACAGTTCAATAGCTCTCTGTAACTCAGGTAAGGTATGTGTTTCGAGAAAGCACACAAACTTACCAAACTGATAGATAGATACATTTTGGATAAGAGGGTCATAGTCATTACTTCTTGACTCTAACTGAAACATCTGCTTTTGTTGAGTTTCATGAAACTCTTTGAATTGTTTGTACTCAGCGTGAGCAGACATTTCCCTCTCCTATAGCTCTTTTATTTTAGCTAATATCGCATCAAACTCTTCAATCCCAAACACAACCCTTACTTGAAAGTTGAAATCTTCACTGGTGAAACGTAGTCCGACTTGTTCACCTGATTCAGTTTTCATACAGGCAAAGTCGGGGTTAGTTACGCTTACCGTAAAGGTGTTTCTAGGGATTACAGTGAGGGTGTTATTCTCTCTGATATACCATTGCTCCATTAGAACGTCACCCCCTCAAGATTCTTCTCAAGATCATCAAGGGACATGTTTTTTACATTACTCCATACAGGATCAACTTTCGCCCTATCCATAGCATTCAAGCCCATATCAACAGAGGTGTTTACTCTGTCCATTTGCGTTTTGTGTCTCTCTGCCTCAGCTTCAGTGAACTTCTTGGGATCATCACTATATGCCTTACCAATAAGATAGTTCTTGATGTCCCTACGAGGGATAGCTTTACCATTCGCTAACAACTCGTTAAACATCTTCTCTACTTCAGCTTGGTAGGGTTTGTTACTGTCATCACTGTAGAAATCAACCTTATCAGAAGCATTAGCTGCTGCTAGCTTAGCCGCATTCACCTCTGGGGTAATGAAAGGGTCAAGCATTTGCTTCAACTGAAGGTTCGCTTCTTGTTGTTGAGTAAGCTGGCCTTGTTGGGTAACAGGCTGCGCTTGCGCTTGATATGAAGCCATCGCTTCTTTAAAGGATTCTTGTACAACTCCTTGGATGTACTCATTGACTTTGTTGATGTCAACCTCTTCCTCAGCCATTAGCTAACCCTCCTAATTTGAACGGTAAGAATACCCTCAACAGAGGCTACAGTACCAGCGTATACTCTAGCAACAAGCATACCGGGGAAGATAAGGGTAGGAGAGGCGATCAGTGTACCGTTACGTTGAAATGGAGCGGTTTCTTCAATGTCAATCGCAGCGGTAAGTTGGGATGTACCACTACCGGGAGCCACAGCAGCAGCACAGACAAGCACATCAAGAGTTGTTGATGCACCCCCGGTTACTGAGCAATCTGCACCAACTGCAGCGACTTGCCACACTCCCTCAAAACATCTCCACATATACGCAGCAAGAGGGGTAGCGAAGATGCGATCAAAGAGAAACTCAAAGGGTGAGTATACCCTTGGGATAGTTGCACCGTCTTTGAAACCATTTTCATCAATGGTGAGGACGGTGTTACCGCTTTTATCAACTACTTTGAGATTACTTAGAACAGACATGTTGCCTCCTATTTTCTCTTGCTTTCCATTCAGCTTGAAAGACTTTGAGTTCTTCTAATGTTGGGTAGAATAGTTCTTTTTCGGCATATTCCGTCTCTTTCTTGAGCTGTTCTTCTGTCGGCATAAACTCACGTTTTAACACTATGTTACCTCCTGTTTACAAAGCCTTGAGTGACCTGAGGTAGGTTAAGGTTGAGACCGGGGATACCCCTTCCGTTTTGTTGGGTTGTGCTACCATTTACACCATTGCTGTTAGGTGGAGCTTGGCCTTTGAGGTTATCTATCATCCCCTGTATCTCTGGGGGAAGGTTAGTAGGGCCTTGTTGTGGACCGACAGGCACACCACTCTCAGCAGCTTGACGTTGCATTACGGCTTGCATCTCTTGCATAGTTACAACAACTTTACTTAGGCCGCGTTCACCTC